CCTCCACTGCAGGTAAGAAACGAATGATTGCATGTCCATTACCAGACTTATCTACCTCTGGTTTCCAAAGGCGCTCGTCGCCCTGTGGTGCACCAGCACCCTGTAGCTTAGTAACCTCTGAGGTTAACTTTTCGATTTGGGATTGCCGATTCTTCTTTAACTGCGAAAAAGATGTTGCCATTTCGTATAACTCCTTATTGCGATATATGACGTTGTGTGCGGTTTATTTTTTAAACCTAAATACTATTATACTACGAAACCTATCTAGGTCAACGTTATTTAAGAAAAAAGGTTGATATTTTTTAAGTTTTTTATGTTCGTCAGGCCATACTAAATCCTCCCCCATTCTCTTGTCCCAATATGAAAAGAACTCTGTCAATTGATTGAGAATGATCATAGTCTCCGGGCTTATAACCCCACGAAGATATAAAACAAAAAGCCTTGGGTGTTGTCCTTTTGCGACTTTAAGGTTGCTATCAAAGTCATCATCCATATTCTGTATTTCAGTTTCAAACAAATAACCAAGACTGTCTCGTCTCTTCATCCATTCATTATATACCCTTAATGCGCTCTCACTATTAATATCCCCTGGCCAAAAATTAGCGTTGGCAATAAAATTAGCAACCATAAAATCTTCAGCGTGGCGCATCTTAGACATCTTATAAAAATAATACTTATCCTTACGAACCTCGAATCGTGTTCTATCACCCTTTAACTTACCATGATATTTAAAATAATCATACGTATCACTTTTGAAATGAGTTTTCAATGCAAGATATTTTTGATAAGTTTCGTATGGATCCATCTTAATTGCTAGTTTCATACCGGTAATTTTGCAGTAGGTTTAACCAATCTCAACTTCTCTGCATCGGCCTGAATCTTACTTTTAAGAACTTGGCTACCCTTTATCAACGAAGCAATTGCCTCAACCTCGACATTGGCTTGTTGGCTATAATGCAGGCATGCATCGAGATAGCTTATCTTTTTTTCGCTGACTATCTTCTCTACCTCAGCAACAAACTGGGTAGGTGTCTTTATTCCTAATTCAATCATTTGTAAAATATATGATCCTCTATTTGTACAACTTTTTGCAGATGAGAAGCCCACGAAGGGTTCACATAAGTTGCATGGTAGTGAGTTGCGCCCTCGACGTGATCAAACACCCCGTCAACATCATACACAGCCCAATTTGCAATCATCAGACAATCGTCCCATGTAGGTCCATACTTTGGTGTATCAGAACGACCATCACAATAATAGCTAAACTGACATTTATTTTTTATAGGAAAGTATACTCCATTTTTCTTCCACGACTCTCTGATAGGTCCTTCATGAACTACTTCACAAATACTATCTGGATAATCCATCGAATATACCCTATTAAGTATTACGGCTGCAACAGCAATCTTACCAACCAGAGGCTGGTTACCTGCTTCAAAATATATTGCTTCTGCCATACAGTGTGATTTTTCAAAGACGGAATCTTCAAGTGCGTCACGATCGGGTTCTAGTTCAAATTGTGCTACGTCGCCGGTCGCCAGTGATATCACCGGAAACAGACTAACACCTACAACTAACAAAAGTATCATAACAATTTTCATAGTACTCTTCTCCATGGAAAACAAACTAGTCTCTTCTTATGCTTTCTCTTATTATCATCGTTCCTTTTCTCGACAAAGTCAACAGTTAAATTAAGAGTCTTCACATGCTCAGTTGCCTGATTCAAATAACTACGATTTCTATTAGGTTTTCTTACATGTACATCAAACTCTTCGTCTGGGTGATATATAACATGATCATATTTTTCCCTATCTAACGATAAGAAGAATTCTGCATCACCATGTCGCATTCCAGTAAACTCTTCATCGTACCCACCACCGGACCAAAAACACGGTTTAGTAATTAGCCATGTGTTAGGATGAGCTTTCCATTTTAATATCTTTTTGGGATCAACGTGGTCATAATCAGCAGGGTTGTCAGGATGATCAAACTTCACTGCAAACACATACATATTGTCTTCGCTCAATTCCTTTGTAATCATAGATTCTATCAGCGGGTGGTTTAAATAGACATCGATGTCCATTAACATATTCCAATGAGTATTGCTCTCTAGCATCAAGAGATTACGACACCCGTGATTATTAAACCCTACATCAAGAGTGGCCTCATACGCTTTAAGATTAAGCTCATCTTTATATTGTTCGACAATTGAATTAAACAACTCGCTATCGTTATACCCATCATTAATCAATTGTATGGTTATGTGATCCCTATACTTACTATCTACGTCTACAAAAAAATCAAGTTGGTATTGCAATCGATCGATCTGCCCATAGTACGTGATAGAAAACGTAATATCATTCATATTCATCCTTAAACTGACTTATCCATTCAAATTGTTCACTCCAAAGACTAGCATACCTCGTGTTTTCATATCCCTTAAACCACGGACCACCGTCTGTATAGTGTATTGCTTTGGGGTTTTCTAAATGGTAGTATCCATCCAGGCAGTTCCACTCAAGCGGTATACTCCCTATCTCTTCGTCCTTTAACCACGCAAAATGATGGAAGTCAAGACCAGGGCGATGGTTGTTCAAGTAGTCGGGGGTTAATATTTTATTAGACGGATGGGCATTATTGAACACCATTAGACTTGCCCAGTTCTTTCGGTATGATCTATGTTGATCTACATTATCCATCTTCGCATTTGTAAGGGGGACATACGGTGGATGCTTAACAACACTAACAGCGTGGCTCGGATCTGTATACTTAAATAGACGCTCGGGGTTTTCTAAGAACAAAAAATCGCAATCACAAAAAATACTATACCCTGTAAAATTAGCTAAGAACGGAACCCAGAATCTCGTAAACGTAAAATCAGTCGACTGAGGTTCTCCCCAGTCTCTTTTATATTCAGGGATCTGGGTACTTCGTAGTTGTATGGGAGTTATTGTGGATTGGTCTTTGACACTACGTACACATACTCTAAAAGCATCATGTTCTCTTTCCTCGTAACCTATGTACATTCGGGACGTTGAGGTACTGCTCAAATTGGACATTCAATTCACCTAACCTTTTTAATGATTTCTCTCTCAGTTCATATGGATTTTTATTAATTAAATCATTAACTTCTAACTTATTACTAACTATAGCCCATTGAAACGATCGTGCTGTTTGCTTCTTCGTTGAATAAATTAACATTGGACATCTAAGATATCTTGCAACCCACATTGTTGAACCATGATAACCAATTGCCAACGTACACTTCTTATATATATCTATCGCATCTGAAATCGACGTATCGTAGCCAACATGCTTGACTTCCATTCCCCACTTCGAAATAATCTGTTCTTCGAGAAGCCGCCACTTATCTAACCCAACTGGATCCTTCCAAACCTTACCCTTGTCATATTGTTCTAGTTGTTGTTTATGATTTGCAGTAGTATTCAATGCAATATAATTTTTCTTAATGTCCATATTCTGTATTCGTGAATACCAAAAATTATGAAACGAATCACCACCATCATAATTACTATGATTGTATGCTAACTTCGATTCGAACACGTGATTGATTTTCACTTGATGGTAATCGATTGGCTTCACAATTGATGCGAGATATCTTGCTCTAAAATCAAGTGACTCAGGATCCTCGATCTTATATTTTTCACCTTTTTTATGAGGCCAGTGAAATACTAATTCGACATCACAACAATTTTTTTGAGCCATAGCGTGAGCATAACAAATTGGTGAGACGATGTCCCCATAGCCAATCTTACCCTTCCAATCGATTCTTAATCTCATACTCCAAAGCTCTCTCCACATCCACAGCTACTAGTAGCCATTGGATTTTTTATAGTTAAAAAAGAACCCTCAATCTCGCGAACATAATCTACGATGCTGCCTAGTATATACATTTCTGCTATTGGGTCAACGAGCAGTATGTCTTCAACCTCTAACCATTTTCTTAAAGCATCCTTTTCGATATACTCGTCACTGGTTCCCCACTTATAGGTAAACCCAGCACATCCCCCTCCATTGACAGTCAACGTAACATGACCATCGTCTGGTCTAACACTATTCAGATAATCTTTGGCGGATTCGGTCATCTGTAACATTAAATATCTCCGGCGCTTTCGGTAAGTAAAATTTTATCTTCCTTTAGCTCACTAGACTTATCAAAGCTCTTGGCTTGTTCTTCATGCAAACCGCACCAGTTGCAGGGCTCTCCCCCGCCAACGCCCATCACAGTTTTTTCGATCGTACAATAATGTTCCCACATATCTACTTTCCTCCTTTTAAAAACGAGAGAGTTTCTGTTGCTAGGTACCCCCTCAAACCCCGAGAAACTAAGCAGCTAGTGCAAAGTCCTCAAATGCCTCGTTATCATTGGCACTTGTAGTTTTGACCTATAGGCGGTCATCCCGCAATCTCCACTCAGCATACTATCTACCTGTCGATCCCATATAGCCCCATAAAAACGAATTATATTGTGGTGGAGCTAGGGGGTTTCGAACCCCCGTCCAGTATAGTTTCCTCCTTGTATCAACGATTGCATCTTTATTTATCAAACTCCTTATGGTCTTTCTTCTCGAGGCCCCAAGGCCTCTAAAGAGTCTTCTCGAGGCCTGAATATACTATCAGGATGATAATCAAACTCGTGGCCGGACGTAAGTAGACACGAGACCCCGGATACTGAATGTTCAACAATCGTATAACATCTTCACTGTGGATTTACATATAAGACCATAATCATCTGAGCCATACCATGCTTATTTCTTACCATTCCCAACATCATTGGAGCTTCATTGTATATGTGCTCCATTGCATTCTCTACAACTTGGGTATCGTTGCACTGAATGTTTTTAGTCATTGGGAAAATCATACCATAAGGGCGCCCACTGTTTTCCGGGACAGCCGGAATAGGAGGAGTTTCAGGTTTAGCCATTTTATCCAGAGGCAGTGCGGGGCTCTCCTTATCATGCTGATCAGCATATACACTAATAGGAAATAAACACAAGCACATTACCGTGGCTGCAATAAGTTTATACAATTTATCCTCCGAACTATTCCTTAATATTTATCCCTTTAATCCCGTTCCTGGAATAAACTCAATGCCATGCATGTAATCGAGAGCCTCTTGCCTCGACGCGAATTCGTTTTGATCAAGCCGATAAGCCATCTCCCGGCAAGAGGGAGATGGCTCTTTGATTACTTCGGTAATTACTATACGAATAACAGGACTATGCTGCTTCTGCATATTCAATGGCTTTCTGAAGAGCCTTAACCTTCACGCTCTTGTTTAATCCATACCAAGACGAAGTAAGCCTTGATTCCTGGCTACGACCAATTACATGATCGGTCATATAAGAAACTGCATTATAAGCATTCCACCAAGTACCAGGAGCAAAATCTGCACCAGGTTGCGTCTCGACAAGGTCGAGAGCACCCTTAGCGTTACGAGAAAGACCCAATGCTTCAATCTGAGCTTCCGTAAGAGTTTTAACATCGTTAGCTTGGTCGATAGCTTTTTTGCTATAACCAGGAAAGACCTCTTTGAAGTACTCAGCAACGATTTGTGTCTTGTACGATTTGGTACCAAGGAACTGAGCCATCTCTTTATACGTAGCCATCTTCTCAGAAGCAATACCAAGAGTCTCCTTAACCATATCAGAATCAAACGTCGAACGATGGTTTAAGCGAATCTTGCTATCGGTTTTCTTACCAAGAGAAAGATTTAATGTGTTATTGCAAACAACACGAATTGGAGTGAAGCGAACTTCAACAGCACGGCCATAGATATGGGGGTTTGAAAAAAGCAGATAACTGTCTACCTTATCCCCACCGAACAGCTCAAACGAGTCAGCTACCTTAGCAAGAACCCAAACCCATTTGCCATCCTGAAGAGATCCAGCAGTATGCATCTCCATGGAACCAGCATCTACAAACTCACGAAAGAATTCAAATGCCTCTAAATTCTGGACAGGGTTCCACTTATCAGTGATCATAGTAAGAACTTTTTGATCAGTACCGCGAATCAACATCTCATAATTGGATTCGATTCTCTCACCATTGAGTTCTCCGTATACGGGGACCGGAATGACTTTCCAATCAAGTCCGGATTCCCTCAGCATATCATCTACGCTGATATCATTCGATACCCTAGTACCTAAACCATGCCAAGGGACGTCCCCCGCATAAGCCATCGTTTCTACTGCTGCTACCATAACATATTTCCTCTGGTTGCTGTTATCATTCTCTTATATTAGTATATATACGTATTCCGGTCAACAACGAAATTCAAAAAAACTTCCCTGTTGACCGGGGTCATTAAATATAGGATAAATACCTATAATAGTAATAAGCTACAAGGCGATAAACACATGGCAACATCAAATGTTATAAGATTCCCGTTCGAAGGGCAAAGCCATCCTCCTCAGAGCGAAGAAGAGTTAAGGAAGTCCCTATTGGATGTGAAGCAACGCTTTGTCACTGCATCAGCTGTTGAGTTTGCTTTTGGTGTGTTTCGAAACATGGAACAGAGTGGGTGTGATATCAAAACAGACGAGAAAGCCCGCCACGATTTAATATTAATTAGTGAATCTATAAAATCAGCAATGTATAGATCAGTTGGTATGGATCATCCCCTACAAAAATTTGCAGCAGATGTAGTTGAGATTTCAGAAGCCGATATAGAATTTATAGAAGAATAACTGTTGACTGTCATGTGTTAACTCTATATAATACATATAGTTAACGTGGAGAATATTAGTTATGATTTTAGTTGATTTAAATCAGGTTATGATTTCCAATCTTATGGTTCAGATTGGAGGGAAGAAAGATGTTGAGATAGACGAAAATATATTTCGTCATATGATACTCAGTAGCCTTAAAGGAGCCAGAAAAAAGTTCGGTGGAACATACGGTGAACT